TATTGCCCAGGCAATCGCTCTTCTGGACAGTTATCTCAATCCCGCGGGCATCGGTGTTGACGCTGGCGGCAACGGTCTCTCCGTGGTTCAGGAGCTGACCGCGCTCAATAAATACAAGGAACTGAATCTCGCGTCCCGGCTGCGCGGCTACAACTTCGGAAGCGCGGTCGTCATCGGTGAAAACGACGGGCAGGAAATCAAAAAAAGATGCAAGGAATACATGACGAGCCTGATAAACAAAGGGTTCCAGGCGCGACAACTGATACTTCCGGCATCCGACGTGGAGGTCGAAAGCCAGTTTACGACGCACACGTATTCGTTGAAAACGGGCAACATCATCTATTCGAAAGGAAACGACCATATCGTGGATGCTGTCCGGTGCGCTGTGATGATTCGGGATCAGGGACGGCTGGATGAACTTGGCGGCGGCGTGGGCGATCTTCCTCTCCCTGTCATGACAAATGCGATCTTCTGTTGAAAGGCATATCGAATGACCGATCAGGAACTGATAAAAGAAAAAATGGAAAGCATCACGGACCTGCTGCTTCGCAAAAACCGTGACTACGGCAGTAGCTTCCGAAAACCGGGTATTCTGTCCGGCGCGCTCGATTCTAAATCAAAACTTCTTGTCCGCATCGACGATAAACTCGAGCGGCTCGGCAACCTGCTTGAAAAGAACTCGGACGGCGACGTGCCTAATGAAAGCATGTCAGACACAGTAAACGACCTCATCGGTTATTTCGTTCTCGTCGGCATTCTGCTTGATGAACAAAAACAAGCCGGACGCCCCATGAGCGTCATCGAGGCGGGCGAAATGCGCGGTGATGAGCAACGGTCTGGAATCGGAAGCTAAACGGGGGGAACAATGGAAACAGATAACAATTCAGAGCAACCTTTTCGGTTCCACGGTTGCCATATCGCGGGGGACGTATTGATCCCTCCGCAATTAAGCGCGACGGGCGCTCTTGAATCTTCTTCATTTGCCGCCCAGACCGTGAACGACGCCATTCCAAAAACATGGGAGGAGCGTGCGACCAAGGCATGGCAGTTTTATGTCGAGGAGCCCATAGTTCAAAACGCGATCAACTCCTGGCGCACGTTCGCCATCGGCGATGAAATCCAGTTCAACTGCGACGACGAGGACGTGAAATGGGAAGCCCGCGAGTTCGCAGCCCGCGTGCAGTTGAACAAGCTGATAAAAGACAGCGTTCTACAGTGCCTTGTGAAAGGCGAGACTGTCTGTTTTAAACGGCCCACAAAAGACGGCAAGGATATCGAGGAAGTCGTCTGCGTCAATCCGATCAGCGTGAAAGTGAAATATGAGAATGGAAAAATCGTGGAGGCAAAACAGACCCCTGAAACCGGCGGAACCAGCGGGACCGGCGAGCCGATTGATCTGCCGCTCGAACAGACTCTCCATATCAAATGGAATGCGCCGTCCTATGCTCCCCGGGGCAACTCTATGGTTGTCACGGCGTTTGAGTCCATCGAGCTTTTAAGAGACTACCGCAGCGCCGAACGCGCCGTTGCCAAGCGGTGGACGACGCCGCTTCGCTTTATCCAGGTGGGCGGGCAATTCGGCCAGAAAACCATCGTGCCCGATCAAAGAACGCTGAACACCGTGCGCGACATGCTAAACCGCATGGATTTAAAAGCCGGGCTGGTCGTGCCGTTCTATGTGAAGGCCGAGACATACGGCACCGAAGGTCAGGTGCTGGATACCGAAAAAAAGATCAAAGAAATCAAAGAGGACATCATCATAGCTCTGGGACTTGCGAAATCGCTCATCACCGGCGACGGCCCGAACTTTGCAACCGCGTCCATCGGCATGCAAAAGATGATCGTCATGCTCAAGGAAATAAAACAGGTCGCCCGCGACATCCTGAACTGGATTTTCGCGGACTGGCAGAAGCTAAAAGGATACGAGGAAAAAAGCATTAACTACATCTTCAACGATCTTGATCTTACGAACGAGGTCGATCTCAAAAAGCTGTACATCGAACTCTACGACCGCAAACTTATTTCTAAAAACAGCCTGCAGATCAAAATGGATTTGAACCCCGAAGTGGAGATGTCACAAACACAGACTGAAAATAAAGAGGTCATCGAAGTTACCGATCCCAAAATCATCATTGATATGGTGAACGCCGGAATCATGCCCATTGAGGAAGCGCAGGATAAACTCGGTCTGAATAAGGGCAAATATAAACAGGCTACAGCCGAGTGGAGTTACAGGCCGCCCGCAGTTGCCGGCGCGGTGGAGTTCGACACCATCTGTGACGAGTGTGAGTTTTTCGATGACGAAAACAACTGGTGCGATGCGAACAACCGGGATACCCGTTTCGATTCCCGCGCCTGCACTTCGTTCGAAAGAAAACGCGCAAAGGAAGGCTGCGGATGCAAGCAGTAGCTGTTGAACAAACACTCCGCGACCGGATAGTCGAGGCGACGCTCGTGTCCCTGCATGAGCGCGACCTTTATTCCGAGCAGACGGTCGCCCGCGTCCTGGACTCGCTTCAGCGCTCCGAAAAGGACGTCAAAGCGAGTCTTCTTTATTACGCCAACCTCGGTTCCCTGCCCGAGGGCAAGGCGATCAATCAGGCGTCTCTCCGCAAACTCCAGCAGCGGATACGGGAACATATCCGAACCGTCCGCGATGAACATTCGCTCATCATGAAAACCGCCGTCAAAGAGAGTTACAGGGCGGGCATCCACAGCGGCATTGGAGATCTCGTCCGGGCCAAGATGCCGTTTTACCGCGACCTCACGCCGGAGGGCATCAAGCAAACCGGCAGCAACATTTTTACGCTGATTGATAAAGATGCTCTGGATTTCATGGCGAATTACAACGTGCAGCTTGCCGGGGATGTGTCCCGCGAGTTGACTGACGGGATCAACCGCGCGATCCAGACAGGCATAGCCTCCGGCCGCAGTGTCCCGGAAATAGCGAAAGACATCGGGCGCGTGGTCAAAGACCCCGAGGAATTCAGAAAAGCCGGAAAAACCGTTTTCAAGACGGCGCAGTACCGGATGGAAATGATCGCGAGAACGGAAACGCTCCGCGCTCACAATCAGGGCCGCATGAAGTTTTATAACACCGTGGGCGTTACGAAAGTTGAATGGATGGCCGTGGGCGACGAGCGCGAGTGCCCCGTGTGCCGTGAGCTGGATGGAAAGATATTCCCAATAGACAAAGTGCCGAACATTCCCGCTCACCCGCATTGCAGGTGCCAGATACTTAATGCCTATCCATCGGAGATATGCGGGGCGAAGAATCTCGGCGTGATCGCCGCCCCAGCGGAAGCCGCCTGCATAATGCCGCCACAGACCATCGAAGACATGGCGAAAGAAAAACAGTCCGAAGCAATTAAAGTCGGGCAGTTCATATCCAAAGGCGAATGGGACAAGCTCACAATCAAGCAGCTTCAGGATCAGGCTAAAGCGAACGGCATATCAATCGCCCGCACCAAGGCCGATTTTCTCGATATTCTCAAACAGAAAACCGGAACTGATTTCTCGCACCTGTCAGGCAAAGACCTACAGGCGCTCATAAAAGAACACAAAATCGCCGCGCTCCGCAGCAAAGACGACCTCATCGGTCTTCTGAAGGCTAAAGCAAAGCAAGAGGATATGCCGGACTTCTCTTCCATGCCTGTGTCGAAACTAAAAGAGATGTCGCAGGAAAAAGGAATCTCCCTCAATCTCACCAAGCAGGAAGTGATCGACATCCTCGATGTGCTGGAGCCCGGCGTGGACCACAGCGGTCTTTCCGGGCAGGCGCTTATCGAAGCGAAAAAGAAATTCAATCTTCCGATTCTCAAAACAAAGGAACACCTCGTTAAAGCGCTTGAGAAATACTTCAAAGAAGAAATCGGAAAAAAAGTCACGAAGGAAGCCGTCGTTCAGGTCGCGGAAGAAACAATAAAAAAGGAAAAAGATCAGATCGTCTCCCTGCTGGATGCGGTCAAAGTTTCCACGGACCCGAAAGATTACAAAACAGTTCTTTCCACGATAAAGGATGTTGAAACCTATCTCGGCAAGGGCGACTTCTCCGTTGACGACGCCTATCTCAAAGAGAAAGCGGTGGAAATCGCAAAAAAGAAAGCCGAGTTCAAAGCGAAGATTCAGGCCATGGGCTCAAAGGATTTAAAAGACCTCGCAAAGCAGAC